GGGAGGAGAAAGTCCGGTGTGTAGTTGCATTGCAACACGTAGGGAACCTTGGTGCTCTCGTATTCAAATGGAACGCTCAGTTCTTGTAGAAGGTCAGCGACTTTCTTTTCTAGACCTGAGCGATACTTCATTCGTCGATTGCCTTCTCTACAATCTCTTCAACGATCTCAGACACAGCCCGACGGATCTCATATTTGAAATCAGATCGGTCAGCCTTGTATCGAGTAACGCTGATGGGCGGCAGCTGAATGGTGAAGGTGGCTTCGTAAAGACCAAGCTCAGCATTCTTGGAGACGTTGTAATCAGAAGTCATCGGAGTCGTCGGTGGTGTTGGGGGTTACGTTCGGTTCGTTTGCCTTGAAGCCTTTAGTCTGACCGAAAAGGGCAGCGGCTTCTGTCGCGTCAAGATCTCCACCATCCACACCAGCAGAACCACTAGCTTGGATGACTTGGATCGCTTGCAATTTAAGAGACGTGCCATAGCTGTCGTCAGGAAGAGTGTAAGGCTTCTGGCGGAAAGCTACTTTGACAAGGCTGCCGGAGTACAAAGGAATCTCCTCAGTGATCGGTGTCCCCTCGCTGTCCACAATGGGAACAGGAGAGTCAGGAGACCACTTGAACTTCACTTGGTACATACCTTGAGAGACTTCCTCCCAGGGCTCAGGCTTACAGACAGAACGACGAGGGTTCTTTACCTTGCTCTTGCACCACTCAAGGAGTTCAGTGCGCGTAGCTTCGAGTTGTTCGACAACACTCTCATCCACAATGCAGGAAAGGTTGAGGTTGCCAAACTTGCTCGGCTGGAAGACAGCTTGATAGCCTTCAAGACGAACAGGTGTTTGGGTGACGATGGTTTTAGACATCAACAAAAGAAATAGGTGGAGGCCAGAACGTTTTCGGGACGAAGATCACCAATGATAGGTGGCTCCGTCTCTGCCCCGATCTGACGGGCAAAGTCTACCAGGAAATCATGCTCTGCAAAGAGATGCATGTAGGTTTCCCTGACAATGGTAGACAAAGAAGTCATGTCAGTAGCACGACACAACACTGAGTCATGGATCAATGCAATAGGTGCATCAAACCTAACTGTAGCAAGATGGAGGAGACTTGAATCTAAAGAATGTATTAGATTCGGAGCTGTTGCATTCTTGTGATGCAAGATGTCTACCTTGTCGCTGTCTTCAGTTGCAACAACTATTTTGACACGACCCATCAATTGAAGCTTGACTTCTTCAGTCAGCTTTTTCATCAGACGTTGAGTGACAACAAATCCAGAAGGGGTGACCCATTGAATCTCTTTTACTCCACGTCTAATAGCTTTAGCTACCTCTAACTCAATCCAACCCATGACAGCCATGGGACCAGGAACAATTTCATGCATAGCATCTCTTACAGCTTTGACAGTCGCTGTTAGATCTTCTTTAGAGACCTCGACACCTTTCTCTTTCAAAGCTTCACGAATGTAGCCTCGATTAGAAAATGGTTTAGCATTGTAAGGGATGGTCATGACGGTTCTTTTGGTCACCTTCCTATCCATATAAGGACGGATTGACTCAGGAACGTGAGGTTTAGCTACCTCAGCTATGACTTTGTATGCATCCTGGGGTTGGTCAGAAGGAGTGACATTGACAAGAGACGCAGTTGATTTGTCTTTAGCTAGACCAGCAAGAATTTGAAGACCACTACATGTAGCATCTGTAGCAACCATCAATCCAGTGAATTGACGATCACATTCAATGACACAATGGTAGTACTCCTCACATGCTGCAAGGAATTGCCAAGGTTCATCAGCTGCTTCCCATTCAGAAAGACAACCAATTGGGTCTGTAACTATGTGACTGATTAAGTCGTGATGGTGATTAGCCCATTCTAACCTTTCTTGAATAGGAGATTTATCGAGACCGTAAGTTGTAGCTACTTGGAAAGCTAACCACTCTTCTGCTTCAGGAGTCATAAAAGACTCATCAGCAAATCTCAATAGACTCTTACCAAAGTCAGTGTCTTGTGGAGTTAGAAATGCAGGAATTGCGTATGCCCTTCCTCGATAATCGAATGACCAAGGAAGATAGAACGCCTTTTCCTTTCTAAACAAGTCCACTGCTTGCATTGTCATCCTCGTTCTGCATGACCTCTTGAATGAAGCTGCATTCTGATTCATGACTTCTGCTGCCCTTCTTCGATAGTCTTTACGACTCTCCTTATTGTCAGCTATATCAGCTGGCTTAGGAGGAAGAGGGATTTCTATTACAGGTACGAACTTACCAACTTGAATTCCTTTCTCAAGGAAATGGTCTGCTACCTCCACAATGAATGGATTTAGCTTGAGTGCCACCTTCTGAATCTTGTTCAGGAATTCAATGGGAGTTTCCCCCTGTATACATGGGACACCTCGTCGCACCATGTCGTTACCACGTCTGACCTCATTCAGAAGGTAGCCACCTTGACGCTCATTGGTCCAATCGTTTGGCTCAATAAGCATTGGGTATGCTATTGGACTGAACAGTTCAGCCTTACTGATGATGTCATCTTTGACAGCAGCAAACTCAGGGGTCGGTATGATGACCTGCCGTTTCTTACCGCTTATGTAAGACCAGTGCGGCGTGAACCAACCACTTGTCTCACAAATGCAGTCAAGTAACCAGCAGCCAAGTTTGACACGCATGGTTCGGGGCCATGTAATCCACTGAAACACATCGTCGTAGCGGTTCATCATCGTGCGAACAATGACAAACTTCTGCTGCGTACCCGTCGTGTTGTGCCAATAGTTCTTCTTGATTGTATTCAAGAGACCAGGGTACTCACGCTCGTAGTACTGCATCTGAGCTTCTTGCTCGATTGATGTGCCAATGCTGTCAGCTACATTGACAAGAAGGTTTGAATCATCTGTCTGACCAAACACCTTGTCAAAGGTAAGCTTCAATGCAATGGCAGCAGCAGCTGCAGTGTCAATCGGATCAAGATACTCCTTGATCTCCTTGAACATTACACCGTTGGTGCCTCGATGAATACGATCCTTTGTGTCGTCAATGCGTTTGATAAGGCTGGGAAGCAACATGTCGATGCTTGCACAACCATAAATCGAAGCACTGGCGTAGTCCTTCTTTTCAAGGTCCTTGACGTTCTTGTGTAGTTTCTCTACACCAAGACGAATCGCTTCCCTTTCAAACTTAACCTGACGGTCAATTTCACTCGGGGTCGCCATTCAAATCAATCGGTTGAACAAGGTCTTGCATGTACTCGTAATCATTAACATCGAAGAATGGATCATCGATGTCATAATCACTCATCATCGTCATCGGAATCGTCAAGTAGTGCATCGCCAGGAAACAGGTGGTGAATGGAATCGTTGTCTGCTACTACAAACTCCGTATCAGGAGTACTGAGTAGCTGCTCAACCTTAGCATAAGCTGCGTGCTTTCGTTGGTAGGTATGCTCTTTAACCTTGCCAGTCTTAAGATTCATTTCACGAATGATGCAGTAGACAGAAGACGGTAGCTCCCATCCTGCAACCTTCCATGTCATGATCTCCTCGAAAGTGTGCCGATGAAAACAATCATCGGGGGCTTCCGCGTATTCTTGCCAGTTGTTTGGAAAATACTTTTTTGACATCCGTCGTGATTGTGAATTGTGATGGTGACAGAAAAGCCTGGGACTTACGCCTTTCGGCTGCCCAGGGTAGTCACATGTCAAGGTAGTATTCGCGTGGCTTTGGCTTGATCGATCCTGTCACGGGATCCCATCGCCTGTCAACTGCCATCACCAGCCCGTCTTCCTCAAGGTCTCGAAGAATGGAGTTCGTGACTCGCTGCTTGGCTGTGTTCAAGCCTAGCGCGTTCTCGATCTCGTAGCAGCGCATCCCTGGATTGTTCTCAAGAATGCACATGATTGACACCCTGAGGTCGCTGTAGGATTGCTCTGGCGCTGTGTTGTAGGCATGGTAGCCACGAGACTCTAGCAGCTGTGCCAGGCCGATCAGGGTGCGGTACTTGATGCGAGTGAAAGTGTTCATGATTAGCCGCAGTAGACAACGGATTCAGGTTGGAA